AAAGTTCCGCCGCCCCCCACGCAGTACTCAAGAACTTCGCACAGATCAACACGAACATTCTCGTTCGTGAAGGCAACGAACTTCGCACCATCTCCACGATGAAAGACATCTTCGCACTTGCCAAGGTCGAAGAAAACTTCCCGAAAGAGTTCGCCATCTATGACCTGACTTCGCTTCTGGCGCTCCTGACGCTGAACGAAAATCAAGAAGTCGAGTTCGGCGAAAACTCCCTCAAGATCGTGAAGGACCACGGCGAATTCGAGTACTTCTACGCTGATCCGTCGATCATCGTTGCGCCGCCGAACAAGAGCGTGACCGTCGATGAACACTTCGTCTTCAACCTGTCGAAAGAAGACCTCGTGACGATCATCAAGGCTGCTGCCATCGTGTCCGCACCCGCCATCAGCTTCACGTCTCGCGATGGCAAGGTGACGCTTTCCGTGGGCGATCCGAAGACTCCCGCGTCGAACAGCTACAAGAAGGTCATCGGCGAATCGGAAGAACCCTTCAACGTCCAGTTGGCAGTTGGCAACCTGAAGGTCATCCCGGACGCATACGAAGTCGTTCTGTCGAAGAAGCGTTTCATCCACTTCCGCAACGAAGAACGCGGCCTGAAGTACTGGCTTGCTGCTGACCCGGTATCGGTGATCTGATGGTCGCTCTTATCATCGAGAAAGTCGTCGGCGAACTGAAAATCGCCGCCCAATGCATCCGTCAGTGGTGGGGAATGTAATTGGAACAGTTCCTTGACGGTGCAGCTTGCCGTCTCTTTGAAGGAACCATGAAGTGGTGGCACGGCGACAATGCCGACCGCCCTACATGGGACTCCATTAGTGAAGAAATGCGCGATGTCTATCGACAATCCGCGCGTGACCGTGAATTCTACGCGAGACGACCCAATGAGCAACACTGAACAATTCTTGTGGACTGAGAAATATCGTCCCCAGACCATCGACCAATGCGTCATCCCGCAATACCTCAAGGACACGTTCCAAGAGTACGTCGCCAAAGGTCAAATCCCGCACATGATCCTGTCGGGTGGTCCGGGCGTCGGCAAGACCACGGTCGCGAAAGCCCTGTGCAACGAACTGGAATGTGACTTCATCGTCATCAACGGTTCGTCCGAGAACGGCATCGATGTCCTTCGCACCAAGATCACGGCGTTCGCAACCTCAGTGTCACTGAACGGCAAGCCGAAGGTCGTCATCATTGACGAAGCCGATGGTCTGAACCCGAACAGCATTCAACCGGCACTGCGTAACTTCCTCGAAGAATACTCGAAGAACTGTCGCTTCATCTTCACTTGCAACTACGCAAACAAGATCATCAGCCCGCTTCATTCGCGCTGTACGGTCATCGAGTTCAAGCTGACGAAGGAAGACCGTCCGGCGATGGCGTCGCGGTTCCTGAAGCGTCTGGTTGGCATCCTCGAAGAAGAAGGCATCGAAGCGGACAAGAAGGTCATCGCGCAAGTCCTGACCAAGCACTTCCCGGACTATCGTCGTATCCTCAACGAACTGCAACGGTACTCGTCCAAGGGTTCGATTGATGAAGGTATCCTCGCCACGGTGCAGGACTCCGACATCCGCGATCTGATCGCGTCGCTGAAGGCGAAAGATTTCCGCTCGATGCGTCAGTGGGTCGCGAACAATGCGGACAACGATGTGCAGCGCATCTTCCGTCAAGTGTTCGACGCTTTGATCGACCTTGTGAACGAAGTGCCACAGATGGTCCTGATCATCGCGGACTACAATTACAAGGCATATTTCGTAGCAGACCAGACGATCAATTCGACGGCTTGCTTTACTGAACTCATGGCATCGGTGACATTCAAATGATCAACTGCGTAGTCGAAACCAAGAAGACGTACAAGCTGGACTCGAAGATGGTCGAAGACCTGATTCGCAAAGCCATTGGCATCACTGAATTCGATTCGACCGTCTACATCGAGTTTCAAATGAGTGGTGGCGATTCGGACGACAGGTACGGCTACAACCCGCACTCGTTTCACGGTGCAAACGTGACAATCACAACAAAGACCAAATCATGACAATCACACTCGGTACACTCACCTTCGGCAACATCCTTCTAATTGCCATCATGATCATGGTTGCGATCACGTTCGGACGCCTGATCATTGGCCTTGGCATCGCAGCTATCGTAGCATCCCTCGGTGTGGCTGCGTATGGCGTGGCATATGTGGCGGACTTCATCACGAAGTCGTTCCGTCGATTCAGCAACAAGAAGCACGCACGCCGCATTCGATGATCGTCTCGGTAATCATCATCGTAACTGTCGTGACCGCGTTCATCGCTGGTCCCGGCATATTGCACTAAAACCAAACATGTTCACATTGTACTAAACGCCCAAATGTGGTATAATGTGAACATCACATTTCGAACCACTGAGAACTACCTGTATGAGCACGAAGAAAACCACGAAGCAACTTAGTCAAGAAGATGAAATTTTCTTCGAACTGGAAGCCGACCTTCCGCCAGATCACTCTGACCTGATGTTCGAAGGTCGCCGTTTCGAATCCCACGGTGGTAGCCGTGGCTACTTGGACGACGATGGCCGGTAGAAAGAAAAAAGTAGAACAGGTAGAAGTCGTCTCTCTCGCTGAACTTCTTGGGATGGAAGCTGATCCAGTCCTCGAACCTGTTGAAGATGTGAAGTCGAAGAAGCTCAGTCCGTTTGACTTCATCGGCGCGATCACATACAGCAAAGAACAACTGATTGTCGATGACGAGACGGAGAAGCAGTATAACCCGTTCATCGTCAACCGTGGTCTGTCAAACTCGATGGATACGGTGATCTGGGCGAACGAGATGAACAGTCGTCCGCATATCGACAAGAAGGCGCAGTTCGCATTCCTGATGAAATCAATCCCCAAGCGTAAGCGCTACGACAAGTGGGCGAAGACAGAGGAAATCGAAAATCTCGATCTGGTGATGGATTACTACGGCTTTGGCAGAGACAAAGCAGAAGTGGCACTAAGTATCCTGACATCCGATCAACTGAACTACATAAGCAAGAAATGCAATAAAGGCGGCAGTACTGTATGACCCTGAATCTCGAATTGAATACCAACGGCCATATCGAATACAAGCCATTGGAAGTGACGCTGACCAAGGAAGATGACTTCCTCAAGATTCGCGAAACTCTGACACGCATCGGCGTCGCCGCGAAGAAAGAACAGAAGCTTTATCAATCCTGTCACATTCTCCACAAGCAAGGCCGGTATTTCATAGTCAGTTTCAAAGAATTGTTCGCCCTCGATGGCAAAGAGACGGAACTGACGGACAACGATCTGGAACGTCGCAACACAATTGCGAAGCTTCTGCAAGATTGGAACCTTCTCCGCGTGGTCGATACGGACATCCTAAATAACCTCGCACCGATGGCACAGATCAAGGTCATCGCGCACAAAGACAAACACGACTGGTCACTCGAACCGAAGTACTCGATGCAGTCAAACTACAAGAAGGCCGCATGATAGAAATCGCCGCAGACCAAATCAACCGCAATGACACGATCCTTGAACCGACATTCCTGAACGCTCCTGTTGGCCCGCTGACGGCCACGGAAGACGGGAACGAACCCAAGTTCCATGTCGAGAACCGCAACGGCAACGTGGTCGTTGTAGACGGTCTGGGTAACGTGGTTGCCACGTTGCAGAAGTCGAAGAAGCTGTCCTATGAATCCGGCCTTCAGGCCAAGTTTCAACAAAAACGACTCGACAAGATCAAGTCGAAGCAATCCAAGTAATCTTTTTAGCAAACAAGGTAGATAAATGAGCGACATTCAAGCACAAGAAGTTCAAGAAGTTCAAGAGCAGATCGTCAACATCCTCAAGCTGACATCGGGCGAAGAAGTCATCTCGGAAATCAAGATCGAGAAGCTTGAAGGCGGACAAGAAATCGTCCATCTGGTCAACCCGTTCGCCGTGATCCGTCAGTTCGGCGAGAAAGGCGAAGTCAACATCGGCATCGTGCCGCTGGCCGACCTGACTGCGAATGGCACGCTGCAAATCAGCACGACGCAAGTGGTCTATACGGGCCAACCGAACGAAAGCTTCCTGAAGCACTACAACGACAAGGTGAATCCGCCGCTGATCGATGTGCCTGAGAAGAAGCTGATCGTACCGACCGCCTAATCGGTCGTATCAAATAAACAAAGCCGGGAACTGTCTCTTGACATTCCCGGCTTTGTCGTTTATGATGTCGATACTTTGTACAGGAGATGACCCATGAAGATGACGCCTGAACAGTACCAATCCCTGAAGGCCGATGTAAACAAGATCGCGGTATCCTGCCATCTGTTGCGCCGCCCTGACACATCCATCGCCGTGATGTGGGCCTTGTTTCACGAAGTCAACGCGCAGCGGTCCTATGGCGACGATCACCCGCGATGGGCGAAGCGTCAGCGGGTTCTCCCCGCGTCCCATGTGGATTCGCAGTCATGGCTCACCGAACTCTACGATTCCGGTCTGAACGACAACCATCTCAAGACGGCCCTGATGAAGATCGCGAGTGAGTGGGCGTAAAGTAGAAAAGAACAGGTT